GTTCGGGCGCGGGAGATCGAGGCCTGCTTTGGCGAACACAAGGCCCGCGTGCTGCTGGTTGCGCTCGCGATAGACTTTCGCCAGCTCATAGAGCGGCTCGGCGCGCTGTGGGCGGAAATTGTAGGCCTGGATCATCGCGTCGACGAAGCCGCCAAAATTGTGCTTGTCTTTCTCGCACGATCCCAGGTTCATCATGGCGCTGTGGACCTCCTCCTCCCAGCCGCCGGCGTCAATCCGTCGCTGGTAAAATTCGACGGCTTTCTCGAACTGGCCGGCGTCGCGATAGGAGTTGGCGAGGTAGTAGAGATAGCGCGCGTTATTGGGTTCTTCCTTGAGACCTTCTTCGAGCAGCGCGATGTCGCGCACGAATTTCTCGGGGCGGTTGGCGCCGTTTGCGTAGTCAATAAAATCAGCTCCGTGCAACATGCCATTGGCTGCAACATTAAGGTATTCGTGGGTCACTCCGAGATATGGCGGTTCAGACCACTGTAGATTAAGGATGCGCCGGTTGGCATAGGACATCGGGCCGGCCTTCTGCATCATGTCGAATGACGTTGCCGTGATATCACTCAATGGCTCAAACGAGGCGGGGTCTGTCACCCGCAGCTCCATATCCGCGTCCATCAGCAGGGCGAAGTCGCAACGTTCCAGTTCGCCGTCGCAATTGTCCATGCGCGCGCGGGCGAAGGCTTCGTTACGGGCTTGGGAGAAATTCTTGAACTCACCGAAGTGGACGCGCCCCTTGATGCCGGCTTCGTCGAAGAAGTCGCGGATCAAGTCGGTGGTGTTGTCAGTTGAACCAGTATCCAAAATTGAAAATGACTTAATAAACGGAGCGGCAGAAGAAAGGGCTCGTACAATAATCGCAGCCTCATTCTTGACGATCATGTTGAGTCTCAGGGATGGCTTCATTGGTGGCTCTCCAAATAATCCGCGATGGCGCGAAGAGATTGCGGGGTTTGGTTTTTGTTGGCGGCAAGATTGCACCAGTGGCATAATATCCCCCGAATAAATTTGGGGTCGTCTTTTTTACGCACTGGGTCGTGGTCCGTATGCCAGCATCCAGCTTCGCCGTGACTGGTACGTCCCGGCGTGTTCCGACCACACGCCGCGCAGCAAAAACCCTGCGAGGCGAAGCGGGCGTCCCATTGAGGGAGAGTAATTCCAAACGTAAGGCGAAGGTGTTGGTCCCGCCGTGCTGTTGGAAATAGCGCGCGATGGCGCGCCTGTCTGATGGCACCCTGGGCGCGGCGGACAACTGGGTCTGCGTATGGCATTCGTCGTTCCGAGTTGGGGGTCGGTTCGAAGACTATTACCGATCCGTCGCCGGACCGCCAGAGCTAATTCGGAACCATGCTCCAGTCAGCCCGATGAATACGCCGGTCTCGCCGGTCATGACGCCGCCGGTCGGCGTAAACGTGCCGGTGAAGTTGGTCCCGACCATACTGACCGGGCCCGTACCGTTGTTCGCATTCCAGACGGCGCCGGCGATGCCGGGGTCGTAATTCGGCGGTATCCAAATCGGCGTGGCGGCGAGGTTCACAGGACCCATCAGGCCCTGATAGTCCGCTGCTTTGCCCGTGACGCCGGTCGGACCGGTGGCGCCGGTTGCCGACGCGTGGCCCGTGTTGCCGGCAGGACCGGTCGCGGTGCCCGTCGGGCCGGTGTAACCCGTCGCGCCGGTCGTGTTGCCGTTCTGCGACGAACTAGCCAGCGGCCCAAGATGGCCAGTCGGACCCGTGTGGCCGGCAAAGCCAGTCACGCCGGTGACGCCGAGAGGGCCACCATAACCCGTGACCTGCGCGCCAGTCGGCCCGGTCGGACCGGTGAATGCGGCCGCGCCGCCGCCGGTCGGACCTTTGCCGCCGGTGTTGCCAGCGGGGCCTGGGATGTTCTTGGTGTTGACCAGGTCAACGACCTGCTTCAGCACCGCGGGGATCATGTTGTCGTCGTAGGTGTCACAGGGCGTGATTACGCCCGGTCCGGTACCGCCCGGAATGGGCGGCGCCGGGACGATCGGCTCGGCGAAGACCCGCTGAAGCGGGTTCGCGACGCGTGATTTCTGAACCATGGTAGCCCCCTATTAGCCGGCCGAAACCGTCAGGACGCCGGCGTTGCTCCACACCGCATGGAGAACATGCGGATCGGCCGTCGGCGCGACGAAGGCGGTCAGCACGGTGCCGGTCGGGCCGGTCGGGCCGGTGGCGCCAGTGAACCCAGCAGCGCCCGTCGGACCTACCACACCCAGGCCGGTCGGGCCGGTTGCGCCAGTGACGCCGGGCGTCGGGCCAGTCACGCCAGCAGGTCCAGCAGGACCAGTGTTGCCTTGGCCGGTTGCTCCGGTTGCTCCGGTCGCACCAGCCGCACCCTGAGCACCCTGCGGACCCTGCGGGCCGGTAGCGCCTGAGTTCGGGCCGGTCGGGCCGGTTGCGCCGGCGGGGCCGGTGTTACCCGTGGCGCCAGTCGAGGAGCCCGTCGGACCAGCAGGACCGGTCACGCCGGTGGGACCGCCAACCGAGCCATTGTTGATGACGTTAACAACTTGGCCCAGCACGACACCGAGCATGTTGCGATCGTAGCTGCGCGAGGAGAGAATGGCCATGACGATACCCCTTTGATGCCTTCGCTGTGTATTAAACCGAAACTGGTTACGGCTTCCTTAACTGCCGGTCGGGCCCACGTAGCCCTTGATGATCACATGCTTGTGGACGCCGTTCGGGCCCGTAGCCGCGATCGGATAAACTCGTTTCAGCTCGCTGTGCACGCCGCCGGTCGGGCCGGTTGCCTGCAGCCATTGCGGGAACTGGCCGGTGAGCCCGGTGAACGCGGAGTGAATAACCACCCCCTCAAAGCTGCCAGTCGGGCCCGTGGGGCCGCCTAGCACGATTACGGTCTTCTGATTTGGCGCGGTCATCCTGGGCCTCCGGCGATCTTGCCGCCGGCGCCGGGGTTACCGGTACCCATGAGGTGCGTCTGCGGCCCCATACTTTGAGACAGCGGGCTCGGCTGATTGCCCTGTGCCTGCGCGGCGCCTTGCTCTAGGCCTGCGTGCATCCCGGGATCGCTGGCTTGGCCCTGTCCGGCACCGGGAGCATCGAACTCTCCCGGGGTGCCGACGTGAGCCGGTGGCCCTTCGCCCATGTTGGCGCGCGCCGCGAGCACGCCCGCGGTAAGCTCGGTCGAGATACGCTTGACGCCGGCGGCGACACCTTCGGTGACGGTCTTCTGGATCAGCTCGTCGATACCGCCGCTCTCCGCCTGTTGTTCGGCCTGCTGCTGCATCTGGTCAAGCTTGTCATCGCTCGGCACGACTTGATCGCCCGGGACACCAATTGTCGTCGACACGCTGCGCAGGACGACAGCACGGCCCTTCATGCCCATGATCTTCAGGTCGGTCGGGTTGTTGGTCGCCGTCAGGAACTCGATCTGGCGCTGGCGCGTGGTCTCGCGCTGGATCGCAACCGCGACACCAGTCACGCTGACCTTCTCCTCGCCGGTGAGCAGACCGCTCGTGTCGGTCAGCATCAGCAGGTCGAGCAGTTGCAGCAAGCTCTCTTCCATCACGTCACGGTCGATGTTGGCGCTGACAGTCTGGAGGATTTTCGACGCATTCCCCATCAGCATCGCGAGACCCGAAGCCGTCCGCCCCGCACCACCACCAGCCTGCCCACCGACATATTTGGGGATCGCCGACACGTCGTCCGCAATGCTCACGAACTCCTGGAAGCACTGGATCAGCGCCTGCGAGTTGTTCGCCGGCATGAAGAAGCTGATCGGCTGGCGCGAGTTGTTTCCTACCGGGTCGTTCCGGACGTGCCAGCGTTTCCACGGATACATGTCCTCCCCGTTCTCTTCCGGTGCGAGCATGTCGTCGTTGACCACGACCTGCGGGCCGGACGCGATCGACAGGTTGTTGATCAACGAGCGCAGCGTTGCGTTCGCCGCTTCCTGGAGATCGGCGAGCAAGTCCGTCAAGCCATTACCGACGGGCGTGCCGGGCACTTTCTCGAACGACGTGATGAAATACGGATGCCGCTGGCGCGGGGTGGGGCTGAGATGGCACTTGATGACGTGCGCTCCGATCACCCAAATTTGAACGTGATAGTCCCGCAGCGGGTCCGGGATGTTGGGCAGGCCGTAGTCCTGCAGCAAGCGACCCTGCACATTGCCGTTGAACTCCATCATCGAGATCATCCCCGACCTATTCCAGGCGGGGTTCTCGCGGTTCTCAAGCACGCTGCGCTCGGCGTCCGTGGTGTCCCAGTTGTCGTAGAGACCGCCGCGGCCATACTCGTCGAGGCACGCGCGAATTTCGTCGGTGTTGTAGCCGGGCAGGTCGAGCAGATCGTTCAGCTCGCCCCGCGTGATCCGAAGTTTCTCGATCACATTCGCGTTACTGATGTCCGCGACGCCGGGGGTGAACCAGATGTCGAACGGCGAGCACCGGTTCCAGGTCAGGGTCGGGACCTGCTGGACAGTCGGCTTGCCGTCCTTGCCCCAGATCACCTTGGGCATGATCTTGACGACGGGGCCCTTGATGCAGGCGAACGGGAAGATCGGCAGGTCGACGATGAACTCGGCGAGCGCGTGGTAGAAGCCGCCCTCCTTGAGCATGCCTTGAATTTTGTCGCCGGCGTTTTTAGCCTGGTCGGCGGCCTTCTTCTTCGCCGCATCCTCCGCGGCATCGAGCAGGGCGTCCTTGCGGTTCTGCACGTCCTGCGGGTCCGGCGCCTGACCAGTGTTCTGCTGGACCATCTGGGCCTCGGCCTGCATGAGCTTGTCGATCTCGGGCCCGACCGACGGGTCCAGGTCGGGGCTGTCAGGCGGATCGAGCGCCCACGGGATGTCCTGTCCGAGGTAGATGTCACGCAGCAGCGAGGAGGCAGCGCGGCACTTCTGCGCGATCAAGCGCGCGTAAACCTGCGAGCCGCCGTTCTTGCTGATCTCGGTGAGTTTGGTTGGCTCATACTGGCCATTGAACGTGCGCAGCGCCGAGAGCATGCGATTGCTCCAGCCGGCGTTGGTGTTGCGATGGTTTCGGAAAATCTCGAACTGGGCCTTCACATAGCCGGCCAGCTCCGGATACTGCGGAGCCGCGGTCTGGGCGTCTTGCGCCTGGGCCGACGCAGTCGCGCGCTGCTGTATCTGCGCTTCGAGCTGCGCGGGCGGGATGACCTGCATTACGCCCTGCTGCCCCAAATCACTCATTGATTTTCTCCGCGTAGGCAGCAAGCCTGCGAATACGGTCCGCGTTTTCTTTCAACAAGCCAAGCGCCGTGTTGCAAGGATGACAGAGGACCGAACGCACAACGTTCGTTTCGTGACAGTGATCAACCTGCCACCCGCGAGAGTGCTCCGGGTCAGGACTGCCACATCCGGCGCAAACGCCGCCCTGTAAGGAGAGCAGTTTCGCCCGGATATCCGGGTCGCCATACTTACGCTCGTCGTGGTTTCGACGATTGTAAGCGAGCTTCTTGCCCCGGTTCTTCAAATACCACCGCGCATTATACTCGGCTACCTTGACCGGATGGGTGAGCCGGTAGGCGGCAGAGGCACGGCGCTGAACTTCAGGGTTGGCGCTTGGCATTGAGACTTCCGATCATTGATGCTCCGGAACCTACCTGCTCACCGTAAACAACTCCTTAACGCACCAAATATTAACGCCTTGGAGATTAGTAATCAGCGACGGAGAAAAACATCATGCTCAACGACCATTCCCCAATCTCGTACTGGCTCGCCAACCTCGCCGGCGCCGGCAGCATCGTAGGCGCGATCCTGGGTTACACCCCGGCGCTGGCCGCGCTGGTTGCGCTGGTCTGGTATCTGATCCAGATCGTCGAGAGCAAGACGGTTAAAGGCATTATCGCCGGACGGCGCGTCCGGAAGCTGGCGCGGCTCAAAGCCCAAGCCATCATGCTGGAGGCGAAACTCGCGCACCCCACCACGCCCTCAGCCGTCGACCCGGATTAAGTCCAGCCCGCGGCTGAGACTTTCGGAGCCGGCCGCGTCGATCGCGGTCGGAGGCGACGAGAGATTTCAGGCACCACACCGCCATGCACGACCAGAGAAACATACTGTAAATCGTCCGCCACATGGCTGAACCCCTCCTTGTCGTTCTTGTCGGGGATCGTCTTTAGGGCGCCGGTTTTCATCTTGACGAAGCGATAACCACCCGACATCGCGCGGCACAGGAAGGGGCACCCTGCGGCAGAGATCATGAGCGCCGGGCCGCCGTTGGTCTGACGCCCCAGAAGCGCCTCGACCGCGCGCAAGCGGGGCTCGATGTCGTTGGTGGGCGCCGGGAAGCAGGGGAGGCCCATGCGTTTGAGAGCATCGAAGCAGCTCTCCTCCGCGATGGAGCCCTTCGCCACGCCGCTCGGGTCGCCGACAATGCATACGCGATATCCGAGATATTTCTCGCCGAACAAGATCGGCTTCAAGTTCTGGCCGACGTGCTTCTCCAGGCCGATGTTCGTGCCGGCGACTTCCTGGTGCACCAGCAGCCTGCCCATGTGGTCCATCTGGCAGATCAGGCTCCACGGGTTGCGCCCGAAGTCCTGGCCGATCAGCAGCGGATATCCCGGGATCGGTATGGTGTCCGGCACGATATGAAAATCAGAGCGGAAGCTGTTCTTGAAAACCGCGGCACCGCTCGGGTCATCGCCGTACTCGGCGTCGACATAGCGCTTCACCCAGTCGCTGTTGGCACCATACATGTTGACGAAGCGCTCATAATACTTGCGCCCCTCGGCGAGCCGCACGGGGTCATCGACCGGCATCTTGATCGTGTGCTCGTTCTGGTGCAGCCAGTTGAGGTTCTCGGCGAGCGGCGCCAGGCCGCCCGGCTGCTTGAAAATCTCCCACTCCTTCGGCGGGTCTTCCATGTGCTTGTGCCACGGCGTCATGTCGGTCGGGAAGTTGGTGTCGGCTATGATCCCCTTCCAAGTCGGAGTGCCATCAGCGCCAGAAGGATAGCGGCCAATACGGCCGGAGAGAGGAGCAAGGACGTCCAGGTCCATCTCGATGGCCTCAGACATCCACGCCCCTGTAAGCTGCATAGACAGCAGGCGAGCTTGATCCTCGGCGTTCTCCAACGGAATAAACACCCATTCTGATTGCACGTCGTCGAAGTCGACATGGAAGGTCCCCTCTGAAACTTTCCAGTGTCCGAGCCCGCGCAGCCACGTCTCGCAGTCCTTGAGCACCGTGTCCTTGAGTTGCTTGAGCGTCTGGCGCACGATCGCGTGGCGCGTGTGGCGGATGCCGTCGGCGCCTTTACTCTGTCCCATGCTACGGCGCAGCAGCTCGACCACGCATGCGGTGGTCTTGCCGGAGCCAACGGGGCCCGCAATCAGTCGGCCGAACGAGGCGCTTTTCATGAACCGCGCGCACGTCGGAGGGGCTTTGTAATTGAGGCTCATTTCTTTTCACAGACGTGCTTGTGCGCCTTGCGTATGGCGCGGGTGTATCCGTTGGCTCGCCGACAGCGCATCTGCAGGTAACCCTTGCGCAGCCGGTACTGGTACTCGTGCGCGAGCCCGCAATCACAACACGCGACGATGTATTGCTTCGGGTTCACGACGTGCCATGTGCTGAAGCCGCGCTTGCTGCTCGGCGCCGGCTTCCACTTCTTCAGCTTGGCGACATCCCTTATTGCCATCGCAACCACTCCGTGTTCTGCCGGGCAATCTGTTTGCCCTGAAGGAGCACCTCCCAGCGAGCGGTGATGCCGTGCTCCGGATGCACGAAGAACAGCGCCTGTGAGGCGCGCGAGAAGGACGCGCGCAGCTTCAGCTTCGCGTACTCGTCGTAGCCCTTGAGCGCGCCGTTGACGATGACGTTCGGCAGCCAGAGCATCTGGTGATAGTGCCCCATCAGGAGCGTGTCGAAGTCTGCGCCGATCGCGGCCTCGGAGCGCCCCACCTTGAACGTGCCCCGCATGATGGGGCCGATCGCGCCGATAATTCCGTCGCCGCCGGCGGTGCCGAGGCTGTCGCCGTGTGTCAGCAAGAACCGATGGCCGTAGAGTTCGAAGTGCGCGTCGGCGTCGTCGGGGATCAGGAACTGGATGCGCGGGTCTTTCCGGAAGTGCCGCTCCAGGTTGCAATAAATGTTCCAGTCAAAGGAGGTATAAACTC